ATATGATACTGGTCCTATTATACCAAATCCACAACTTATTTTAGATGAAGTGATCCAATCTGAATATGCATATTAAAATTACAACTATCTTAATGTTCAATCGTCTTTACTGTAAGAAATGCAAGTATTATCCATATTTTGATGTCATGAATAAGTCAATTTGCCCTGGTTGTAATGTAGAATTTAGTGTTATGACGTATAGAATACATGGATTATCTAGTGGAACTCTTAGAGTGTGGACCAATATGAGTAACTAACCTTAGCTTCTTTTGATGCTAGGGTTGATTTAATAAATCTGAATTGAAGCTTTATTATGTTCTATTTTTATTAAAAACCATTGACAATTTTAACAACACGTGCTAAAGGTTCAAATTCAGATACTGGATCAAGACATGATGCAACTTTAGAAGCTGGTAGTATTACAATTAATCAAGATGGTTATGATGCCACATTAGATAGAATTTATGATGTTAAAGGATTAGAAAATATGCATGTTGAAATACAAAATACACATGCAACAAATGGCCTTATTTACAAAATTGAAAAAGCAAGAAAAGAGTTTACAGAAGTTGGTGAAGTAGTTACTGGTGATTTTAATAAAGATATTTTAGGAAATACAACCGTATTGGCCTTGGTAGCTGCAACTGGAACTATTACTTTAGTAACAGCTCTAGCTGGTGATATTGTAACAATTAATGGACTTACTTATACAGCCGCAACTGATTTTGAAGTTGATATTGGAATTGGTCCATCTGGTAGTGAAGAAGTTTTAATTCCTAATGTAACATACCATGTGAGTGTTGCGGGATTAAACATTATTTCTGTACCTTATCCATTTAAAGTTGAAATTCCAGCTGGATCAAGAATTTCTGCAAGAGCATCAAATGCAGCTGTACAAACTGTTGATATTGATATTAACATAACAGGTACATAGAATAACTAATGAAACCTACATTTTCTTACCAGGACAAATTACACATCAAGGCTACTGAATTAATTAAAAACCCTCACGTAGTAACTAGGGATTTTCAACAAAGAAAACAAAGACCACTTAGAATTGGTGGTATGGACCTTGCAAAACGTGTTGATCATTCAGCATTTATCATTTTAAAACTAGAAGATGGAATACTAAAACAAGAAGCTCATTACATATGGCCACACGTGAAATATGGCCAAGTAGCGGGTGATTTACTAAAGTTTCAAAAGAATTTACCAATGGAAAAGATAGGATTTGATAGAAATAGTGTAGGTGATTTTGCAATTGAATTATTTGATGAAACTGCATTACCAATGGAAGGAATAACTACAACTATGAAATCTAAATTAGATATGATTAATGTACTCAAAATTCTATTCCACCAGGGGCTTTTACAAATTGATAAACATAGTGAACTAGTTACGCAAATTTCAGAACAAGAACAAATTATTACACTAGCTGGAAATACTACCTTTAAGCACATTCCAGGACGACATGACGATCTGTTTTGGGCCTTATGCTATGCTTGCTATGTATCACTAGAATATGTTGTAAATATGGTTGAACCAATTATTAGATACACACCAGAACCAAAAGGTGAAAAAACTGTTGATGATATTATTGATGCTGTAATGGGTGAGGGATCAACAAGTCATGCATTTTAATAAAGTTATTAACAAAAGGTATTGTAGGTGAATTACTTGGCAGATAAGAAAAAATCTAAACAAAGGAGTGCTAAAGAAAATGTTCAGCCTACAAAAAAAGGAGATTCATTAGTTCCAAATGGTGAAATTAAACCAAGTGTTAGGGCATCAAAAGCAAAGAATGTAATTACTACTAAAGCATGGACTAGAAAATCGGATCCAAAAAAATCAAATGTATCAAACAAAGATGAAGATGATATAAATAGAATGCGCCCACTTGGTGGCCTTCAAGTCTATCAACCAGTGGATCCATACAGATCAAACCAAAGAAATCTATTTAGATTAATTATGAAAATGGTACCAGCAATTAATCGTGCCAATAAATTAATCCAAAAATTAGTTGTTACTGAATATGAAACAACAACTATACCAAGAATGGAAAAAGAAATGAAGGAAGAAAAATTAGAAATTTGGCGCAATAAAAAAATAGAAATACCATATGTAACATCAAGAAATAATGCAGAAATTCCACCAGGACTAAAAAAAACAATGTCACCACTTGAAATTAAAGAATGGGTTGATAGATTATTTACAAAATTAGATTTAAAAGAAAATGTTTACAATTCCTATTTGTTCAAAAGAGAACAAGGCCGTTGTGTTGTTGGCATGTTTCCAGAAGAACGTGATACATTAGGCAAATATCAAATTCCACAAGCACTTAGAACAATTAGGCCAGATTATACACTAAGACCACTAATTAATACAAATACTGGTGGACTAGAAGCAATAGAAGTAATTGGATTATCTACAAATGGTGGTAAATTAGATGCAAGACGTGCATTATATCTTGTAAATCAAAATAATTTAGATTTATTTGCAGATTATTATGGTGTATCTGAAATTGAACCACTTTGTGATATTGGTGAAGTACTTCTTACACTATATGCACAAGATCTTAAACAAATTATACTGCATACTTGGTGGCAACCAAAAATATTCAAAATGACAATACCAGCACGTGATGCTGATAGGCCCAATGAAGTAATGGATGAATTTTTAGTAAGTATGCGTGATGCTGGTGGTAAAGATATTGTACTTACACAAACTGTTGAACTAGTTAGTGGAACTGGTACAACTAATTCTGGTGATATTAGTGGTGTTGTTGAAATTGAAGGACTTGGAATAGACGTAGTACTTGGATTTTATAATATTCCACCATTCCTTTTAGCAAAAGGTAAAACTGGAAACCTTGGCGGCAATGCAAACCGTGAAGAACTAGACGCATTTTTGAATATTGAAATTAGACCAGAACAATTGATCTAGAATCTAATATTGAAGATCAATTATACGATAGAGTACTTGCAATATTGTTTGAAGTAGAACCAAACCAAGTTGATGATGCTAATGTACCACTAAAAATTGAACACCACTTTAAGAAACCAGATATTTCAGCATCTGTAAATCTTGAACAATATGAAATTATTAAAGACATGGCAGCTAATGGTATGATTGATTTAGAAGCTGCAATGGAAAGACTAAACCTTACTGATATTATGAAGGGAAATAGTACACGTGGTGCGGATTCAACACCAACTGTTAAGACGTGGCAAAAAACTAAAAATTCATCTTGGAATTTCCAACCAAAAGAAAGTACAAAGTTTGAACCAACAGATCATAAGATGAATGTAATAAATAAATTTGAAACAAAAGGTCCTGGAATTGAAGATTGATAAACTGGAAACAACGAGTATATGGACTACTATCAGTATTTTTCTATGGATATTCAGCGGGATTTGCGGGTGTATTGGGTTATGGTGCAACAACATCTGGCGAACTTTCAATTTTCAATCTTATAATTTTCCCATCAATTTCAGGGCTAGCTATGACATTTCCCAAACTAGGAAAAACTTTTGCGGAGTTGTCCAACACTGAATAAAATAACACAATTTTTAGATAGAAAATTGCCAAGGACAAAATATTCTAACGGTAAAGATGCAAAATGTCTAGTGTTTAGAATCTGTGATGTTTTTGATATTACAGAAGATTAGGCATAAAATATTTTAAATCAATAAATAAAACAATTTTTTCAAAACATTATGGAAATCGTAACATATGTTTTGCCAGTAATTGCACTATTGTTTAGTGCCTTAACCTGGACAATGTTTGGTTACTTTTCAGCATGGCGTAAGAACCACAACAAACCAGAATGGGAAGGATTTGATAAATCCAAACTTAGAACTGATTTAATTCTAGGTTTAGTTCTCGGTATTGCATCTGTTATGGCTACAATCTTCTTAGAAGGGGATCTTACACCAATACTAACAGCACAAGGCTTTTTGTTTGCAATACAAGCTGGGTTTGGTGTTGTTGCTATGGTTGATAAGTTCATTATTGGCGGTCTATTCGGTAAATAGACTACCAACCTTTTTATTTTATGAAAATTTCATTAACTCATGCCAGTATTTGGTTCTGATCAAGTAAGATGTTCATTAGTTCAAGAAAATGATAAACATAATTCAATAAATTATGTACTATCTACACTAGATGGTGAATTAGTTAATGAAATTGATATTGGTCAAGCAGAATGGCCACACCCTTGGCCAGAAACTAAAAAAACATTTGATTGGCGATTTATTGATCTTACATCTGATATGAGAGCTAAAGAACAAAAAACAGTTTTTCAAATAGCATTTAATTCATTTCAAAAATTAACTAAACTAAAATTAGATTTTCAAAAAAACACCAATATTAAAACTGATTGTACTATTGAATGGAAAGAAGATATTGAAACATTTGGTGGTAAGCTTGGTGTATTAGCACATGCTTATCTACATGCACCAAGTTCAAAACTAAATGGAGTTATAGAATTCAATGATTCACCACAAAGTAAGTGGCACTTTACACCATTAGGGTGGCCAGTACCAGCATACTTAGTGGATCCAGTAAATTTTGTTAAAGGACAAAAAGATACACGTGGTAATTTGTTAATGAGGGCCAGCCAGCCAACATTAGAAATTGCAATGCATGAAATATTTCATTCATTAGTTGGACGTCACGATCTTAAGAATCCTAAATTATCATTAATGGGGCCATATGTGAAAAAAGGATATATTGGTGATGTTTTACAAAAAGAATCATTCTATTGGGATAAAATTAGTTCTATTCCAAGAATGCAAGATAGATTTGGTAAATCTAACATATTAGACCGTCATTTATCAAGATGGCGACAAAGAAGAATTATTAGAAAACTTTACGAAAGACGATAACTTATTAAATTTCAAGATAACGGCTAAATAGTAATAATTTTGTTTATTTGATATTGCCATTAAATAAGAATGATATTTTCAAATGTGATTTACATGATTTTTCTACATCTGTTATTTCTGAATGGGATCAACACTGTTTAGAA